TTTCAACGGCCCTTTGGAGATTTCTTCGTTCATTTCCTGTAAAGCCAGCTCCATCTGGACTACTGTTCTCTTCATTATTTATACGGTTAGTAAAGTCAATTTTACCAATAGATGTATCCATAAGTGCATTAAATGTTAAACCGTCTGCTCCATATCTATTTTTCATAACGTGAAATCTACCAGTGCCATTTTCTTTATCTTCTGTTTTTCTAGAAAGTGAAATTGCGAAATCTGAGATCATGATTTTAGAATAACTTTCAGCGATTTGGTCACCTTGAATAATATTATCTCTAGCAGCTGATCTATTGCTTTGAGATGCTGTCCATATAGGGATTTTTAATTCAGTAGCTAAACCTCTTAGCGAAGTATAAATGTCATCCAATTTATCTCTTTTTTCTTTTCCATTTCTAGTATATAAAAGATCCGCGTAATCTAACACGATAAGATCGGGTTCAATGCCTTGTCCGCGGCACTTATCGACATGCGCTAATATCGTGTTTACGTTGGCTTTACCCGCCGGATATTGCTTAATATACAATTTTCCTCTCATGTTTCCTAATTCTTCTTTAACAGCTGCTTTGTGAATTTTAATTTCATTCACAGGAATTTCTGTAAAGAAGGCATCGTATCTTTGACCAACATACATGTCAGAAAGTTCAAGTGTATAGTGTAAAACAGTATAACCAAGTTTAACTGCATGTCCACCTAAAGCAACAAGTGCCCACGATTTACCACCACCAGGATTACCAACAAGTAATCCTAAGTCGCCTGTACCTAAACCACCGCTAAGTAAACTGTTGATTTCATTCCATGGGGTTTCGATTGTATTTCTGGCTTCTTCTTGATATCTAGCTTCAATCTCATCCATATAATCATGGCCAAGATTTTTTTCTACACCTGCTTTAAGTGCATTATCAATAAGACGACGGATATCTTCATAATTTCCTATTTCAAGTAGATCGACTGAGGAAAGAAGGGCAGATTTAAGTGTTTGGTTTCTACAAAAATCAAGGAATGTTTGTTTTACAAAATCAAGATCCTGTGCTTTAGTAGATTTAAATGTTTCTTTAAGTTGTTCTTTTACAGCAACTTGTTGGATTTCATTTTTAATTTTCTCTACTTCAACTTTGAATACCTCCATTGTGGGTGTGGTCCTAAACTCTGTAAAATATTCTAGAGTCTTACCTACAATCCACTTGTTGGCTTCATTGTCGAAAAAATCAGGCGAAACAATATCTGCAACCTGTTGAAGGAACTCTCGGTCCTTAACAAGTGTAGATAGTACTTTAACCTGGAAATTGTGGCCGTACTGTTCTAACTTACTCATGCGTTAACTTTGCTAGATTATTTAATTTAAGGAAATGTTCTTTTAACCAGATATCTGGGTTTTGAAGGTTATTTCCCATATAATCTTCGTTATATAACATAATAAAATCATTTCGGTGGAGCAAATTTGTTGGACGAAAAGCTAAATCACTTATTTGAATTTTTATTTGCCCAGACATAATGGGGTCTTTAAGTGACATCATTTTTTCGTTTGTTTCCAACGTTGCTCTATTTTCAACGATTCGCTTATGCATTAAACTGTCTTGTGTTGATGCATAGTGTATAAGGTAATCTAGATTCATTTCTTTACCTGTGATTTCGGGGATTACCTTAGTCATCTTTTTTGGGCCTAAACCTTTAATACCTTCAAGGTTATCTGATTTATCTCCCATCAAACACTTATACATCAAGAAATTGTGAGCGGGTATTCCATATTCTGTGAATATTTGCTCTTTTGTATAGTATTTTTTCTTATTTGGTGACCAAACTACAATTCGATCGTTTACTAATTGTAAAAAATCCTGGTCAGCGGACATAATGATTGCTTCGTTTTCTAGCACATTTTGCGCGATATATGCAATTACATCGTCAGCTTCAACATTGTCCACGCTGTAAACATCAATTGGAAGTAACTCAAGGTAACTGAGTAGTCTTCTAAATTGTATTTTCATTGCTTCTTTTTCGTCTTCAAGCGAATTAAAAGCATCAAATTTAGTTACACGTTTAGGAGTTCTGTTTGATTTATAGTTTGGGTTGATTTTTCTTCGCCTTTTGCTACCCCCAGCACCATCATAAACAACAATTACCCTAGTTGGCTCCATTTCCCTAATAGCGAAAGCGAGGGATTTCATAAAACCCATAATGCCTCCTACAGGTACACCTTTTTCATTAAGTGACCCATTTACTGCAAATGCTCTTAGGAATATGTTTAATCCGTCAATGAGAAGCACCCTGTCATTAGGGTGCTTCTCTTCTGGGTTTATATTGTTTAGGATATCTTCAAATTTACTCATTTTCTACAACTGTATCTTCGGGGTCACGATCTAGGCCCTCATCTTTTTCATGACGATATTTCATAATATATTTGTCACAAAGGGCTTCATACAGTTCATCTTTTGCTGTGGGGTGGCTTTCTAAAAGATCACCAAACTCTTTGGCTAAAAATTGATGAGTCTCACCATCAGCTGTGGTATACTTGTACCAAGCTCCTCCTTGTTTTACTACACCATACTCTTTAAGCAATTTAAGAGTACCATAAACATCATCTATTCCAGAATCGTAAAATACGCTATAACGGACTTTTCGGTTAGGTGGGCCTAGGCGGTTTTTTACAACTTCACATTCGACTTCTTGACCAACTACAGTGTCTATTCCATTAACTTTCTCTTTAATCTTGCCTACTCCTTTGAGTCGCAAGCGAACTGAGGCGTGGAATTGAAGCGCTTTACCTCCTGATGTTGTGTATTGGTCTCCAAACGGCATCGCGTTTAGTTTTTGACGTAACTGATTAGTAAATACACACAGGATTTTCTGTTTACCAATTAAATTGGTAATTTTACGCATTGATTTAGACATAATGATAGCTTTTGCAGTTGCATAACCATCTTTATCGTAGTCAGCTGCTGACTCAATTTTAGTAGTAGCAGCAGCAACACTATCAACAACAATTGTGACTAATCTGTCTTTTTGTTTTTCGCGAATCTTAACGATGATATCTTCCATTGCTTCAAACACATCCTCAATTGTATCGAGGGGTATATAAAGCATTTTGTCAACATCAACTCCTATGGCGGTCAAAAATTGAGCGTCCAATGCTGATTCAGTGTCTACATAAATTGCTACTCCACCCTGCTTTTGAGTAGAAGCTATAACGTGAGCGGCAAGGAGGGATTTACCGCTTTGCTCTAAGCCCGTAATCTCAACAATTTTACTAACAGGCAAACCCCCATTTGGTCTGTTAGAGATCGCCAGATCCAAAGGTGTGCACCCAGTAGATACCCACGATGTAACATCTGTTGGCGATTCTTCTCCTCCATTGAGGAAATAGGCAACTTGATTATATTCTTTACTGAATTTTTTATTTAGCGATACTGCTAATTCTTCAGTAAGACTTCCTCCTTCTGGGAGCGAATTGTTGGATTTTTTTCTTGCCATATTAACCGAATAAATCGTCTATTTTAGAATCAAGGTCAACCTTACCCTTTTCAGGGGTGGTAGCCTCTACGGTTTCTTGCTCCTCGCTTGGTGCTAGGTATTTTTGGAGTGACTCCTTCATCTCGTCAAATGAGTACTTGTTAAACAAATCAACAACATTCTTTTGATTCTCAAGGAATGATTCAATATTCTCTGCATTATCAGCGAGTGGGGTTTGGACTGGCTTAACACGAACTGTAGTTGTGTCGAACATTTTACCAGTTTCAGCTGCTGGGATTACTTCAACTGTAATGTCTCTTCCTTGAGCAATGTCGGTGATGTCACCATAATCTTCATCCATCATAACTCCAAGGAGTTCTTGATAAACCATTTTACCAAATTCCCAGAAACGCACACCTTTATCTTCTTCACCACGTACAAGTACGGGGGCAAAAGTACGCATTTTGGGATAAAGTTTCTTAGCCAATGCCATATTGTCTGGATCATTTGACTTACGTAGTTGTGAAGCAAACTCCAAGATTGGGTCAGACTCATCAAAGTTTGAGAGTGACATCATTCTGGGTTTGTCAATACCGAAGTAGAAATACAATTCAGTGAATGGTACTTCCTTGTTGTGCTTATAGGGCACAATACGTACTACTGATTTCTCACCGCTAGGTGGTTTCCAAAAGTTGGCTTTGTAGTCAGATTTTGACTTGCCGTTGGACTTGTTTTGCAAGCGGTCCATGCGCTTTCTAATTTCATCTAGATTCATGACCTTTTAATTTTGGGTAAATATAATAACCCAGGTCAGTAAATCCAAATTTTACCAGAAGGCTTTTTACTCTACTTCAATTATTCTTTTGAGGCGGGTTCTAACTCTTTTAAACCCACCAGGACGAGTCAAAAGAAGGCTGTTACGGAACCGTGTCCAGTCCACTTGATACGTAGTATCTAAGATACCATTATTTAGGTATCTTATTACTTCGTTTAAAGCATTTATAGTGTATAATGTATTAGTTTGCTTTTTCCTATGTACCAGAATAGTATTAGAAAGCTGTAAGTTAGAAACTGGACCATCTATGTTATAGGTCAACATTATTTTGTCATCGTCTAAAGAAACTAAAACAAAAATTTTATTGAATAGTATATCGTGCTCCTCAAGAATTCTTTCCACAACTTCATCAACTCCTTCATCTTGTATAAAGGTGCAGTAAAGTTTATTGTTCATTTTTTGTATTTATTGCGTTGTTATAGCAATAAATATCAAAGGTCTTCTAGAGATGAGTATGAGTATCCTTTTTTCAACTTAACAGGGAAATCAGACGAAATTAATTGTCTTAATGATTGGAGGGTTTCTTTTCCGTCTTCTAACGAAAAATCAAACAGCATAGAGTCATACACATATAACACCATTTTTGTACGTTTTCCTTCCAACATTGCAAAAATCCTAGACAATAATGTTATATTGTACTCAGTCTCAAACGCTTGGATGTAATAGTTAAACAACTTTTGTGGTGTCATATTTTTATAATTGCTCTTTAAAAGCCTGCGCCTCGCTATTACAGTTTTAACATATCCTTGGGTATTATACTCTTCCCATAATGAGCTTATAAACTCTTGAGCCTTTTTGAAGTACTCGTGTTTAAGGTATTTTTTATTTATACCACCATACATTTGCTGGAAAGTAAGCTCCTTACTTCGCTTATACATTTCAGTATCTATCTCATCCGTTTCGAAGTACATTTTTGCCATTTGTGTGTGAACAGATTCGCTTTTGTCTAATTTACCACCTGATAAGCGCGCTATGATTCGTGGGTGGTAACCCTCAAAATCCATTTCAATAAGCATATCATTGTTTGCTTCAAAACCATCTCGCTCGCCTGTATCGTGTTTTAAAGCTGAGAAATTAATGCTATTAAAGTTGTTTGTAGGGCGTCCTGTTGTTGTGCAAAAATTATACCATCCATAAGCTTTGCTTTCGTTGATGCTAAATTTTTCATTTATGTCAAAGTGTTTGTTGAATGTATCGTTAATTTTAAAACCCTCACTTACCATTTTTGCTAGAGTTGGTGTGAGTATTTCGTTGTACCACTTGTTTGCTTCTTCACTTTTATAGTTAAGTACATACGGGTAAATCGCATTAAATTCCTCCTCCAACGCCTCGTAGTGTTTAGCAAGTGGAATGATTTTATTCACATTATTTGCGCCGTATTTGCGCTCATAAAACGTGTGAGTGCCCGTTTTTGGTAGTGAAGCTAGTGGTTCATTTTTTACTAAATAGTATATACTTTGTATATCCGTATAAGGGAGTGAGGGGATGTGTAGTAAAGCTTTAATTTTTTCTTTTACAAATATATTCGTATAAGATTCTAGGTGTTTTAGTGGTAACTCAAGTTCAAATGCCTCTGGATGATCCAAATTAATGATGAATCCCTTCTCCTTACTAAATGAATATATGTAAAGAGCACACAGCGATTGAAGTTTAGGATGTACCTCGTCGTTGTTTGTAATAAATTGAAGGTAGCATTCGCTACCCTCATCTTTAAAAAACCGTTCTAATTGGTCTTGTGTTTCTATGAGGTAGTACATACCCCAAATATACGAAATTATTTTATAAATTCCTCGGGATCATTAAAGAAAAATTGAATACTAGGGTATTGTCTTACTAGTTTTAAAACATTATTATTGTTAATTTGGCTATCCCTTAATGACCACATAATTTCACCCCCATTATATAATAAATTATCGTATTCTCCACTTTTCAGTTTTGAATACCCTTCATTATCTAACTCTAAAAAATCATTTTCATTGTTTATCCTTTGACAAAAGTATCTTTTCCATATTCCCTTTTCATAATCTTTATCTGTAGGGGTAGGTTTTGATGCAACAGGCATAGAACGCTTTTTAAGCTTTTTATATGTTTTGGGGTTTAATTGGTTATAGAGAAAATTAATACTATTATTTACTATACTACTTTCTTCAAAATTGATTTTTTTAAGAGGAGTTTTTAAATTTAAGATGCTATTTCCGGCAAAATATTTAGTACCATATTTAATATATTCCCCTGTATATTCTTCTCCTGTAGAAGGGTTATAGAGCTCTCCCTTGTTTGTGTAATTAATTGTATACTGGTTTTTAGGGATATAGGGCATCTTAATTTAAATTTCCAGGTGTGGGAGCTAACTTAGGTGTAGTGTTATTAGATTTTGCGTTGGTTTTTTTACCTATATTTTCATTAGGTAAAAGAATCATTTTACCCCCAATTTTGGTAGTCCAGTCTTGACCTGCGGTTATTGTTTGTTCTTCTTTAAATACTATAAATGCTACATTAGCACCTCCAGGAGATGTGTTTATGTTAGGGCGATATGCTCTAGGAAGTCTATCTTCTCTAATTTTAAATAAACTTCCAATTACTATATTAGATATCCCATCTAAAGTCATACTAAATTCTAAAGGAATTACAGCACTATTATTTAGATATTTATGCTCTTGTTCTATTAGTTGGATGGAGGCTGTTTGTAGTTCTTTTAAGGTAGATTTTAAATCGTTTACTTTATCACTAGAATCACTTACTGAACTATTTTCATCAGCATTTATAATTTCAAAATATAAGACTGCTTGTTTTTCAAAATCTTCTAATGCTAAAAGATATTGTTTTTTAATTCTACCTTTAATAGTTCTTGAATCTACACCTAACCTTTCATCTTCCTCTTTTACATCCTCAGGCCTATCATCAGTTACTTTTGTGTCATCATCGTTATCGGGTGGGGGTATAAATAATCTATTTTCAATAGCCCTATTAAATGCTTGGAATGTTAAATCGTCTAAATCTTCAGTAGTTTCGGGGTTTTGGGCGTGTACTGCTACTGTGGATTTTAAAGCATCAGGTACAGTAGCTTGTAGATTATATTCCCTAACTACACTTTTATTAGATTGAACTTCTATTTCAAATATCTGTTTTGCTATTTCTGCTAGGTCATTTCCGTCTGTGGGGAGATCAATTATATAGCACTCGTTTGATCTTTCAGGATTGATTTGAAAAATAAAATTATGTAAAGGGCAAGCCTCATTAACTCTATCTTCCCATACTGCTTTTATGAAATCCCCTAAATCGGCATTTTTGTTTCCTTTAATACTTGAGTCATAGGCTTTTAAAAGCATATCAGTGTTTAAGTATATACCCCCAATATATCTTTTAGCTAAATCTGGGTCTAATTCAACGTCAGTCCCAAACCCTATTACATCTACATCACTATCAAAAAAACCTACTACAGCATTAGATATTCTATTCCAACCACGTTCTAACAAATCACCTACTCCTTCAGTAACCCTACCTAATAAATTTTGGTTAGGATCAATAGTTCTTTGGAGACGAGTATCAAATAATGAGTGTGGAAGTAGGCAAACTCCAGGATCACAACTTAAATCTATAAAATCATTAGGCTCAGCTCCTCTAAATTTAACGTACTTTAATATTTCAGGATCTTTATTATCATTATTATTAGGATTATTTCTAAAATAATCTTGAACTATTTTTACTGGTGGGTTTTTTTGTTGTAAGGTATTATCTGAGGGGTCTGCTATTACTAATTCGTTTATTAAAAACGCTAATAATTCCCATGTGATATAGCCAGTATTCAAAGGAGCATCAAAATCACCTGCTTTTGTTATATAATTTTTTCTTAAAACAAAGGCATTTAATTTTTCTAGTTTTTCCTTTCTACTGTAGGTTGGTGGTTCCCCTTCTTTTTGTGGATTTAGGGGTGGGAATTTATCTAAGATTCGTTGAATTATAGCATCCGCTAATGCTCCTGAGTCATTATTAATCCAATTTTCTACAAATTGTGGTGTCCATGCTATTTCACCACCTGCAGTATCTAAAGTTCCTGTAAATTTGGCCATACCTAAAAGTATAGCTCTTAGTATATCAGGGTTTTTGATTTCTTCTTTTTCGTCTTGGTCTTCATTATTTAGGGCAAATGCAAATTGCTTACCCGGGAAAATTTTATTTAATACAGATCGGCTTGAAGGGATTTTAAGTGAATCTAAAACTTCACCCATTGAAACTATTTCTGAGTAGCAATCAAAACCCCCATCTTCTCTAGCTTGAAAACCGAAATTAGTTACAAACCCTAAAAACCCATCATAATTACCTTCAGTGGTTCTTTTTAATACAGTTATATGGTCATATAGGGTTTCTTGTTTTACTTTACCATTTCCTTTAGGGAAAATAACATCATCAGGAACTCTGTGTTCTAGTGAATCTATTTCCTCATTACTTCTAATAAAAGGTGACCAGGACCATTCAACCAAAAGAGGATATCCAGGTCTCATATAAAGTAATTCCATAATTTCTAATTGCCTGAGATTATGGACACTAAAACTTAATTTAGCTTGTCTTAAAGAACCATATGCACTTTTGGTTGCTATATCTAAGGTAGTAATACCAGGCATAGGAACTTGACCAAATCCATCTGAGTTAGACCCATCTGCTGCTAATAAAGGATCACCATAAGCGGATCCAGCTTCTCCAAAAGGTGCGCTTCTTACTTGGTTATTATTAAGTATACCCCCTTGGAGTATAAATCTTTTAGCTAACTCAGAACCTTTTAAATTTTCAAATGATACTTCATTATTCTCCTCCCTAATACTTAAGTTAACATTTTCTTTATAATTAACTAATGAGGTAGCCCTAATAATACATTGTCTATTATTCCAAACTAATGCATTATTACTTTTAAAACTACCATTTATACCAGTTGCTTGTAATTCTTGTCTTAGGTTTAACTGGGCTTTAATCCATTTAGGAAATGACTGTTTAAAAATACTCATCTAGTCCTATTTATTCTATCAAATTCTCTTATAATTGGGTTAGGGTCTAAGGGGATTCTGATTTGAAGGCCCCCACGACATACATAACTATCTCTTCTTAATTTTTCAGGATTAGCTGTTGTAATAATCCACCATAAGGAAGCATCATTGTAAAATTGATGTGCTAGCACATCTACA